TGATAAAGACGCTGATATGCGCAAAGTGGCGCAAGCGTTGGGTGTTAAAGTGGAAGAAATCGGTGATGCATTCCAGGCGATGGGTGAAGACCTAAACACGTTTTTAGATGCCTTCACCGTAACGCAGGGCGTTGACATGACCGCGCTGTCTGTGTCCATGCCTGCCATTGCAGAGTTCGCACAATGGAACATGAACGAGTTCTGTGCTGCACTTGGCGGCATTCCATCTACTGAACTGACCGGCACGCTAACAGGTGACCGAGCAAGCACTGAGAATGGCAAGGTAATGGCAATGCTTGCGGATGGTCGGCGCAACCAGGTGCTGAATAACGACATCTTGGATTTCGTTGCATTCTTGCAAGGTTTAGGCTGCTGGACTGGTAAAGAGTTCGATATCTCATGGCCTGATTTGCTGGTTCCGTCACCGCTTGAAAAAGTGCAACTCGCTGGCGCTATGGCTGACGCTAATGCTAAATCGTTAACAGGTGCTGGCTTGCTGTTTGATGCTAACGAGATGCGCGTAGCTGGTGGATATGAGCCGGATGCTGATACTGATTTGCAGAAAGAGGTGGATGATTTAAGCGTAGAGATGGACAAAGAAGAGTAAAAATAAAGCCCCACGGATGGGGCTAGTCTGCGATGAAGTATTTACACTGTCTATTTTCTTGCTCTCTTACAAAGTAAGATATTTTTTCGCTTGTTAATGTTTCGTGCAATCCGGAAGAATACAAGCCACTTGGTAAATAAATAAAATTACGCCCTAGCTGGGTCGTAGTCTGGGTGCCCGTGCGACATCTTCTGGATCGCAGTGTCCCTATCTACGCAAAACTTAGCAATCGACAACGCGTCGAACCACCGGACTTCTTGCAGCGAAGCTCGTTCCTCATAGGCAGATACTAACTGCTGACAGCCGTCACCCTTAAGGCTGCGCCGTATGATCTTGGAGAAACGGGATACGTTGTTATCCTGTAGCTTCTCTGCGATGTTGCTTTTGCGCCGTTCGGGCACAGCTATTTCACGTAGGGCTTCAACCCCAAGTGCGGTACGGAACTCTTCGAACTCTATCGGATCAGCGTCAGAAATCACCGTCACCTGCTTGGGCGGGTTATCCTTAAAATTGAATGTGCCCGGTATACGCAGGATGCGCGCTACCTCGAACACTGCTGGGTCTACATAAAAGTTATGCGTAACGCATAGTGCAGAAAGCCTATTAGCTACGGGTTCCCACTCTTGGCGGGTTATGTCTTGGGTCAGTGGCCAGTATGCGTGTATACCGCGTCCCGAATTAACGACGAGCGGCTTTGGTAACCCAACCGTTTTGCAGAACTGCCGAAGTGCGGCTATCCCTGCGTCTTGGTCGATGTAACCGTCTGGCCTCCCTGTCTTCTCGCTGACCACGGCTTTTGTTTCGCCGCAGTCAATATCCACCCAGAACGAACGGAGAGCTTTGACGTTCTCCTTCTGCCTGTTTTGCCCCGTCTCATATTTGGCGACACCGAAGAATACGTTGCGACCTTCCGCAACATACTTCTCTGTAAGCGTGTCTACCTCTTCCCTAGTAGCTACAAGTTTCTGCCTTACGTCACGTTCACCCTTGATACCGAGTACGGCAAACCAGCCATCAGCTGGCTGCACGATACTCAAAAGGTCTACGTGATTCATTGTATAGTCCACTATCGCAGGAAACACCTGCAGGTTGATATCTTTTGCTGAAAATCAAGACTTAGTAATCTCGCCGAGGTCGTCCAGCCACGTTAGCATCATATCAAGATGCTGCGCATGTGGATTAGTTTCTCCGCAGAACCACTGGTATATCGTCTGACGGGTAACCCCTAAGGTCCGAGCGGCCTCTTGGACCGAGATATCCCGGTCCAAGCAAACACGCCCAAGTTTTACACCTAGTAAGTTACCGTCAGCGTTCCTGATGGCATCAGCTACTTTGATTGTGTAGCCATGCGACATGCCTCAGTCCTCCGCCCACTCGCCGAGCAAGTCCGAGAGACCTTTGTCTTCTACGGGAGCATCGACAACAGCAGGTTTCTTAGAGACGCGCTTTACCGGCTCCGCTGCTTCTTCCTCTTCCGGCGCGTCAAACAACGTAGCCTTAGGAGCTTCGATAGCCTTTACTGGCTGCGCCTTGGCACCATCAACTTCGGATGTCGTAAGCTGGATGTAACGCTGGGCTTCGCCGCTGGCGAAGGCAGCATCAACGAGGTCGGCTTCGTCCTGTGTCAGATGGCGCACTGCCTTGAACTTAAGGGTCAGCGTGTCAGCGTCGAGGTCATACATAACCTTGGTCACCACCGTGTCCGGTGCTTCGCCGTTGGCCTTGAGGTAGTTGCAGTAGCTCTCGAACGGATGCTCGTTGCCGACACCCTTACCGAATAGCGACTTAGCAGCAAAGCTCATCTGGTAGATGTCACCAGTTGGGTCACCCTCAACCAACACCGCGATGCGGCGCTTGAAGCGGCAAGCCTTACCACGGCCCTTGTTGCCAGAACCGTCGATGTTCATACTGCATGTGGCGCAGCCGGAACCCTGACGATTAGGAGCCTTAGCATCTGGAGTGCGGCCATCAGCAGACCAGCAATCAGGCAATGAAGCCTTACCCTCTGGGTCGTAGTCAGACGCATAAAACTCACGGGACACGTCCTTGAGCATGTCAACGACGATGATGTTAATCTCATGCGGTACGGCCTTACCAATCTGCTCACCGTTGACGACACGCTTAAAGGTGCCGTTGGTGTTGGTGGCAATACGGCGTAGGCTTGTACCAGAACCGATTTTGTCCGCCAGCCGCGACTCGCGTTTGACGGTTGGTAGGCTGCTTTGGTCTTCAAAAATTGTGATATTGCTCATGTTGTCTCTCACTTGTTAGTCGGTTTACGTACAGTGATAGCGTACTTGCTATCAATCTGTAAGCCAGCAGGGTGCTGTTCGGGGTTTTCTTCGAGGAACTGCTTCATATTCCCGTTGTGGATACGCTGCTCTAAGAGAAACGGGGCGTCGTGTTCCTTGATGAAATTGTACATGGTAGACCAGTCCGTGGTCCAGTAACGGGATTTAACCCGCCGTGTCACGGTGCCTTCCGCAGTGCGGAGGCTGTCTAGGTTCTGGTCATTGCATATCTTGAGCAGCTTGTCGGATACCATCTCAAGCTTGCCCTTTAGGACCTCGACCTCTTTTGCATGGGCTGCTTCAAGGTCTTCGATAGCTGAACGGATGCGACGATAAACTGCTACCAGCTTATCAGCTGGTATTACTTCTTCTTCCATGGTTTGCTCCTTATGGTTGGTTCTCTGCTATGAACCTCTTACTATACAGTGTCAAGCTCTTTAAGATATTTTTCTTCGATAAACATCGTCCTAGAGTGGTTCGTCGGGATAAGTGGTTCGCAGTGGTAATCAGGGCCGTATATGCCGTTCACCAAGTCCACCACCATAAACCCAGCAGGGTAAGTTATGTTGTACGCCTTTCTGGTGCAGCCAGTGGCCCTTAGGTGCAGCCCATCTTTTACCCCGACGCGGTCGCCTAACTTAAACTTAAATACTGTAGGGCGCTCAAACATTGTGTTCTCATTCATTTCATTCCTCCGTAATTTGTCTGTATAAATCTATGATACGCTCGTGATTGTTGATGTTGCCACGCAGCATCGAGTATAACCTCCCCTCGACCTCACTACCTCGTATGTGCACGATAGTCATAGCGTTTTTCTGCCCGGGACGATTGATACGGGCGTTTGCCTGTAGATAGGTTTCCACCGACGTCACTGGGGCGTACCAGATGATTGTGTCTGCTGCCGTAAGCGTAAGCCCATGCGATGCAGCCTGTGGCTGGATGAGCAGCACATGGGGGTTCTTCTTGGTCTGAAACTCGGTGACGATGTCGGTGCGCTTATTGACCGGAACCTTGCCGTTAATGACATCGCACGTGATGCCTTCCTTATCCAGCTTGGCCTTTAGTAACTCGATAGTGTGCGTGAACGGCACGAAGACCAGCACCTTGCTCGTAGCCTCGGCTATGACTTCCAACACAGCGTTCAGGCGGGTGGACACATCGAACTCTACGACCTCGCCAGTGTCCGAATACACCGCACCTCCGCTTATCTGGAGTAGCTTGTTAATCTTAACCGCTGCGTTCACTGCGCTGACCTCTTCACCCGCTGCCTCAAGCAGCATCTCGGTCTTAAGCTGCTTGTAATATTTGGCTTGCTGCACGGTGAGCGGCGCTTCGCGGTCCAGATAAGTTACATCCGGCAGGTCGAGGCAATCTTTCTTCTCGAACCGAATTGCTGGCTGTAGCATCTTATGCACATAAGCATCCGACCCGGGCTTAGGTGCCCACTTAAACTTCGTCACCGGATACATCGTCTCGGCACGGAAGTGGCTGTAGTAATTGGGGCAGTTGCGCGGGTTAACTAGCTTGGCCAGCCCGTAGGCGTCTAGCGGTGATTGTGCTGCTGGCGTACCAGTAAGCATCCACAGTCGTGGTGTAGTTGCCTTGACAATCTCGTTCAGTATCTTCCAGCGGTTGGTCTGCACATTCTTATATGCGTTCGCTTCGTCCACCACGATAAGGTCGAACGCGCCAGCGATGATGTCGTCCTTGATGATAGCCAACCCATCAAAGTTAACGATGACGAAATCTGCGCCAGCGGCGACAACTTTCTTACGGGTCTTGGCATCACCATGGGCCACGCCGCACGAGCGGTGCATAGCGAACTTGAACAAGTCCTGCTGCCATGCTGACTTCATAATTGACAGGGGGCACAGCACCAACACACGCTTAATCTCGTTGCGCTTCATCAGATAGTCTGCTGCCCAGATGACTGACGCTGTCTTACCTGTACCCTGCTCGTTGAAGCAGAAGGCGCGGTCGTATAGTGTCAAGAAGGACGCTGTTGTTTTCTGGTGCTCAAACGGAGTGAGCTTCCCAGTCCATGCGTAATCCCGCAATATCGGTGAGGGTATGCCCTTATGCTCAAGCGTGGCAAGGGTCTGGGCTTCCTCTAGCCCCCATCTAACTAGCACTTTGTATTTGCTCCCGTTGGTTGAAACTACCGCGCTCTTTTTTATGCTGTCGGTAATCAGGTTGGGTTCCGCTGTCTCAATGAGCAGCGCTTTGTTCTCAACTATCTCCACGCTTTTTGCGCTCCCGCTTGCTGACCTCGGATACAAGGTTGCGTTTGCTGTCGCGTTTAAACGACCTATTGGTTGACGCGCTCTCTACGCGCACACCGCCCTTGTTCGAACCGCCTTTGTCGAAGGCGACCTTATGAGCGACATCCTTGCCATCACCCTTCTTGACCTTACCGGCCTTCATCAGCTTGGCACGGGCGGCGTTACGCGCAGCGCGGTTCTTCTTCTGCTCTGGCTGCGCTCCATATGCTGCAGCAGCACCTGTATATTTACGGTCGGCTTTATTCTTGTACGGCATTTTTATTCCCGCTCCATACATAGGGGGCGATTGACTCCCCCGCATTGAACGCCCCTAATACCATATCGCAGCGGCTAATGGTATCCTTAGTGCGCTTTAAACGGCGCGGCCCCCGTGGGCTATTTGCGTCCTCATAGAACCACACCTGCGCTACGTGGTCAATCCAACCAGATGCTTTGCGTACGTTGGTCTTGTCTTTGTCGCGGCGTAGCATGGGGCTGTATCCTCGGTCGAACAGAACCTCCTCACCGTCTTTCGTGATATATGCACCATATGGTTCGCGCTCAGTAGCGCCGATGGGCAGCTGCATGATTTCTTCGCGGCTCAGTAATTTAAATCCATGTTTGCTCATTATCTATTCCTCTTTGGTCTCCAATGTGCGCACTCGACCACAGGACACCAGCCACATAAAGGGCCAGACTTCGGGTTGAACACGCCATTTTCGAGCGCATCGTTAAGGTTCTCAAGCTGCGTATCAAACACGGAAAGATACTGATCCATGTTCTCTCTTACGTGTACTTTCTTAGGAAATTCATTTGATACGACATATAGCAGACCGGATTTAATCTCCTGCACCTGCGGATAGTGTACGAAGATAGCACCTGCCATCAGGTCAAGCTGCTTCATGTCGGCGTACTTGGCGTTCTTACCCGTCTTGTAGTCGAGTAGGTGGGCCTTTTCACCGTTGATAATCAGCAAGTCGATGATGCCGCGATACCATACGTCCTTGGCAAAGAAGGTAGTAGGCTCATAGCCAGTGTCCGTCTTCCGGATACCCACCTTCATCTCGGTACGCTTCTCACCGGAGAAACTGGCAAGCCGTTCCACAATAGGTCGCATATACGCAAACTTATCGGGGACAGGCTTGCCATCTCGGATGAACTCTTCGGCAGCTAAATGCACAGCGGTCCCGTAATCAGCGGCTTCCCCCGGCTCGTCCTTGACGTCCTTCACAACCTTGAGGTGGAAGTACTTCTTCGGGCATTGCTCGAAAGTCTTGATGCTGCTGTAGGACCACGCTGTCATGCTATCTGATTTTCCCTTCTAAACGGTCAGCCACTAACGTAGCATAGCCAGCTATATCGGTCCAGCTATCTAGGTGGTTTGGGTCGCCGTTTAGGATACGCGCAATCTTGCTGAATATCATGTCCAGTGCTTCGGCTTGGTCGGTAGCGAAGGTTTTACCCTGTTCGCCAGCCGCAGTGTGGGCCACGTGCTTCAACCGCTGGGCAATCGTTGCTTGGGTAGCAAACGGTCCGTAATTACCCGCACGTTCATTAAGGATTGCGTCTACGTTAGTATCAGCTTGAACAAACTCTCCGGGTTTAAGTTCCTGTACAGTTTTCTGTACAGCTTCGACTGCGGCTACGACTTCGGCCTGTGCTTGGTTCTTCATATCCTTCCATAACTTCCATGCGTAGTTATAGCTTACCGCCATACGCTGGGTTATTTCCGTAGGTGTGTAACCCTGCTCCAACAGCTTGATAACCTTTTCGCCTAGTTTTTTCTTTCTTTGCATTTTCATTCGCTCCTTATTTAAGATTGCCGCCGCTCTTTAGGATGTCACCACCAAACACATACGTGCCTACATGGTGCAGCTTGATGAACGGGTGGGCGTGTATTTTGCCACCGTGGTTACGCCACAGTTCACAAAAATGGTAATCTTCGCTTAGCAACGCACCGCTATCGTCAATGCTTGTAGCGAAAAACTCGTGGGTCAAAGGCTTGGCATACTCACCTTTGTCGTTTTTAAACGACGATACGCGGTAAGTCGGCACGAGAGGCGCAAGCGTCTCAAAAACACTACGCTTGATTAGCATGAAGCCTGTGCCGCCGTGGCGGACTTCGATGCAGCCTGTCTCGTCTGTGTGCACATCGCCAGTGCCTACCATGTTAAACACGAATGCTCCGGCATGGTTCTCAAGGTCCGGCTTACCTGCAAGTGCTGCACGGTTGACGCTATCCCAGTTCACTTCCTTCTTGGGGTAGATACCGCATGCTATGTCCTTGTCGGCCAGCAATAGGTGCGCAATAGCCTCTCCGTCGAAACCAATGTCGGCGTCGACGAACATAAGGTAGTCATGGTCACTCTCAAGGAATACCCGTGCCAGTTCGTTACGTGCCCGTGTGATAAGGCTCTCGTTCATAATCTGACACCATGCCACGTTGACGCCGATTTCCCGCATCTTGTTCATGGTCATAAGTAAGCCTTGCACATAGTGCCCTGTGCACATGCCGCCGTACATGGGGGTGGCAATCATAATGCTTGGGCGTTTTTCTTCAGTCATTGCTCTGTGCTTTCTTTTTAAGTTTGTGGTAGCGGCCTTCCACGGAGGCAATCGTAAGCCCCATTTGTTCCGCTATATATGCTGGCCTTAGACCGTGCTTGTAATAGTCTAGTAATTCTGCATCCATATCTGATGTCCATAGCCGCCTAGACCGTTTTACTACTGGCACTACTTGCCTCCTCGGAAACGGCCACGCTCATCGCGGTCAGTT